GCCTTAACTTTAAAAAGTCGGTCTGACATACCATTTACTACAATATCTACAAACTTAGGTATAATAGGAACAGGAGACCAATCTAAGTTCATATATGATAGGTCGCCATCAACAGCAAGTTCATTTTTATATTTCTGAATTGGTTGCTCTCCGCGAGCATATAATCTAAGTTTATGAAAATCTCTCCACTGACTGTAGTACCTACATTGGTTACCATCTTTTCTAAACCACTCGTATTGTATGGCCTGTCCAACTTGGAGACCGAACTCAAGGCTTGCTTTCTCTGCATCTGTCGCGAATTGACTCGGAAATGATGTAGATGATATGTTTACTTTTACTTCTTTCATGTATTCAAGGAGCTAATATTTCCCTTATTATTATATGTAGCAAATTTAATGCTTATTTTTGACTCTTTTTTCTCGGGTTGATATAAGTGCTTCTGACAAGCCATTACAGCCAATCCTGAGCTAATTGTGGCATCATACATAGTTCTATCACTTATGTCAAATTTAGCCCAATCCTCAAGGGTTCTTGTAAATGGCATATATCCCATTTCGTCTTCACTTATTAGCCCTACATATTTTTCAATATATGACTCAACTGCAGCAGCATGTGCCTGTTTAACATCCTCAGATGAGTTAGGTATACCACCTAGCTCACGCTCTGTCTTTGACAACTTATTGTAAGTCTTATCAGGCCTATTGATACAAAAACCTCTATATCCTCTATTTTTAAAGTGATATAGCAACCTTGGCTTATTGTTCTCAATTAGAATTGGCATTCCATAGAACACGCATGCCATAAGCACCTCTTCAAAGAATATCTCTGCAGTCTGAGGCCTTGCAATATATTCTAGAAAGAACTGATTAATAGGCGCTTCATCCATGTGAAACTTTGTGAGCCCATGTAGTGCTCCATTTGAACCACGCCCAACAACAACACCTGAGATGTCATATGAGTCACATCCAAATGCGCCGATATGCTCGTTACCCGGGTATTTAATTCCATTCTTTTCGTGTACCTGATTCTGAAGATGTTTATTTGGTGTCCATGCAACTAAAAACCTTCCCCTAGTATCAGGTGTAAATATAACTTTCGTATCCTTTATTCCATCCTTCCAACTAAAGTTACCTCTTGTAATGTGATGCTCTTTAATTAAAGTATCGTTATAGTCAATCTGTTGATAAATCTTGGTGAGATTAAATAGGGCAGCCTTACTCTCGTCTCGAAACGCGTGTGACTCTGAACGTGGGAACTGACGGTAATACTCATTTAAGGCATCAGGGTCATTCTTAAGAGACTCAACCTCTGCCTCCCAATAGTCAATAGCTCCATTCATTATCCAATTTCCATCAATACCTCTTAATGGCTCAGATGGCTTACGAAGAACAGGCATTCCATATAAATCAATAAATCCCTCCATATTCCACTCCATCGGAATAAACAATGAGTACATACCTGATTTTGTCTGACCGTTTGCGTTTCTAGTAGATATTCTTGAATCCTCGTAAAGGTTCTTAAAGTTCTGACCGCCCTTTGCTAATGCATTTGATGTAGAGCCCATCATGCACTTACCAATAATCTTGCTACCCAAACGTAAACATGTCTTAGTTACGCGCCAATTGTTCAGTATATTATTTGGCTTTATCCATTTTCCGCTCTCATCGTGAGCCAACATAAGCAGCTTCTCACCATCGTATGAGTTATCGTCAGTATTTTTCCAATCTATTGTTGTATCAAGGCCATCTACACCCTCCTCATCAATGTCATGCATATTCTTCTTGGTAATCTTAG